CATTTCCTAAATGATATAATCCATACCCATTGCTAATTTGTATATAATTACATCCCTTAGCTTGATATAATTTGGATATATAATCAGAGGGAATATCAATATATTTATCATCCCACTTTTTTGTTTCTTTTTTCAATTCAACCCATTCTGCGTGTGTTATTGGTCTCTCCATAAATGGAGGTATTTCTCCATCATATAAATTTATCTCATTTATTAATTTATCAAACATTTTTCTACATTCATTGGGATTTTTACCTTTTTTTGTTGCTTCCCAACATTTATTTTTTTTATTATATTTTATACTACACTGCATCCAATCTGGTGTATTATATTTCTTTACCTCTATACCAATATCATTTTCTGTAATAAAATTACATTCAATATCATTTTTACTAGAAGAACCAGCTAATTCATCTTCTTTTTGTGTATTAAATGGTTTATTATTAATATTACAATGCTTAATTATATTATGAATTGTTTTTTCATATTTACTTCCTTCCACTGAGCACTGAGAACCTTTTGTTTTTTTTAAATCTGTCAACTCCTTATTTTTTGTTTCAAGATTTTGTTTCAGGGTTTCTATTTCTATTTTATTATCATTTAATTTTTTTTTTAGTTGTTCTAACTCTTTTTTTAGTTGTTCTAAACTTATTTCAGTATTTTTTCTTCGTTTCAATTCATCTTGATAAAGTTTCTTATACTTTATTTTAATAATTTTTGTTGGTTTAGCTGGTTGTTCTACAAATTCTATTTGACTAATAGTTTCTTCGGAAGACATCTTATGTTCTTTAAGTATAAATAAGTATTAATTTTCAAATCAATTTTATATTTAAATCAATTTTATATTTAAATCAATTTTATACACATAGAAGTTAATATGTGTATAAAATAAAATGTTTAATAAAGAAAGTAAATGATATAGTGTAAAATATATCTGAATAATAATATATATATTATGCCTGATTTTCCATTAAGTTATTATTATGTTGATAATAAAACAAACCAAAAATACATTTTAGCAAAAGTGAATACGAATAGATTAACTATGGTATCAACAATTGATACATTAATAATTACTGAATTTAATAATCAAAAATTATTTGATAAAAAAATTACAAAATGTATGTCAAGCTATAATTTTTTTCCACAAATTATTAACTCTTTAAAAAAATGTTTTCCTGAATTGAATAATAATGATATGGAAACACTTAACGTATTTAATCAAGATAACTATACTAATTATATTTTATTAACATTAGAAGATATTATAAATAGTTGTAATGGATTGTCTTTAGTTCCAAATATTGGTGGGTTTTTAACAGTAGAGTTTAATAAAGACTTTGCTGAACTATATGATTATAATAAAACCCCTATAAAAGTAAATTATATTTGGAATGTATGTAAAGGTATTAACATTAAACCAGAGGTTAAAGGTATATGTTCATTAATGATTAATATACTGACGCAAAATAAGTGTAATGTTCTTCCATACATTTTAAATGTAAATACAGGTAATTATGCAGCAATACAATGTTATAGTAAATCAAGTTTCGTTCCTTTGATAAACACAAAAACACTCGAAGAAGTTATGTATTCAGAAACAGATAAATATATGATTCGTAATGATTATCCATTATATTATTCTAATTTCGAATCACCTATTGATATTAGTACAGAACATACATTTATTTTAATATGTCACGGAAGTGAAAATCCTAATAGTAAAAATACATATGATTTTCCTTACAAAAATATATCATTTTATGCTTATTGTGGTAATGCGCTCTCTGAACCGATCGAATGTCATACTGATAAAACAATGATTAAATATATACCACAAGCAACATGCTATAAATTATTTGATACAGTTGATACAGTTACCCCTGACAATAATAATATTAAATTACGAGATATGAATATGTCAGTAAGTAAAAGTGATATAGATTTGGGATATCATGATATAATGGGATTATACCACTGTAATTATAATACAAAAATTTATGATTGGAATAATCTATTAACAAGATACAACGAATCATCGTTTAACTACGAAGACTTATTTGATGATATTGATGAATATTGTGAAAATAATAACATACCTCTTAAAAATGTAGTTTTAAAGATGTGGGTTTGTAGGTCACAGTGTGGAGTTAATATTCAAAGTCAATACCAATATCCATTACGTTCATCAACAAGAGGTTTTATTGGTGGAAATAATAAAACATACAATGATACACCCATTGAAATGACAGAAGATGAATTATTTAAATATTTAAAATGTGAGAATAAACCAAAATCTGGTGGAAGAAAACGTATTAAAAAATCAAACAAAAAGAAAACAAAAAGAAAAATTAGTAGTAAATCAAAACGAACCAGAAAAAATAAATCTAAATAAAAAATCGATTATAAAATTGACTTAGAAACTAATTATGTATACTATGTATATAACTAAAATGGTAATTTACGTTTGTGAAACATGTAGTAAGCAATTTGGTCAAAAAGGACATTATACAACACATTTGAAAAAAAAGAATCCATGTGTATCAACACCAGGTAAAATTTCATTACCAAAAGAATCAGTCCAGCATAACTTAGGTCAGTATTTTACAACAAATTCAATTTTAAAAGAAAAAGTATTGGAGTTTATATTAAATAATCCAGACGAAATTTTAGAACCATCAATAGGACAAGGTGATCTAGTAAAATATATTTTAGAAAAGTTACCAGGAATAAAATTAGATATGTATGAAATAGACGAATCTATAAATTTATTGGAAAATGTTAATAGAGAAGAAGTAATTTATGGAGATTTTATGACACAGATAATTTCAAAAAATTATAAAACAATAATAGGTAATCCCCCATACATTAGAACAAAACATGGAAATTTATATATAGATTTTATTGAAAAATGTTATAATTCTCTAGATAATAATGGTGAATTAATATTTATCATACCATCTGATTTCTTTAAATTAACAAGTTCTTCCAAATTATTAAATAATATGATGATAAACGGAAGTTTTACTCATATATTTCACCCACATAATGAAAATATGTTTGATAATGCGTCTATAGATGTAATAATATTTCGGTATTGTAAAAATATATTATTACCAAAGATAGTAATGTATAATGAGAAAGAATTATATATTACAAATAGCAATGGATTAATTACATTTGAAGAAGAAGAAAATATAAATAAAAAAATGTTTCAAGATTATTTTGATATTTATGTAGGTCTAGTTACAGGGAAAGAAGAAGTTTATAAAAATGAAGAACTAGGAAATATTGAAGTATTAAATGGTGAAAATAAAATAGAAAAATATATTTATATAGAAAGTTATCCAAGTGAAAATAATAATATTAACGAACATTTATCAAAACATAAACAGTGTTTAATTGATAGACGCATTCGAAAATTTAATGAAAAAAATTGGTTTGAATGGGGTGCTCCAAGAAATATTAATACTATACATGCGAATCTTGGTAAAAAATGTATCTATATCTATAATTTAACTAGAAATTCAAGAGTAGCATTTATAGATACAGTAAAATATTTTGGAGGTAGTTTAATAATGCTAATACCAAAGAAAGAAATAGAATTAGAAAAGATTATATGTTACATAAATAGTAATAATTTTAAAGATAAGTTTTTATTTTCAGGAAGATTTAAAATAGGGCATCGGCAAATAAGTTATTCGTATATACCTAATGAAATTTTAAATTAATTATTAATTTGGATGGAATCGTATTTCCAATCATCAGGAATATTATTCCAAAAAGAGTTTAATGATTTTTTAACACCACCCATTATAGTATCATATGCTTCTTCATATGATTGAATTTTAGGTGTGGTATTTTTTTCCTTACTCCAATTGATTTGAAGAACATTGGATGGGTTTATATTAACAACCCAATTATTAATTTGTTTCATCCCTCTAATCATAACATTTGATGGATCTTTTTTATCTACACATAGAAACCAATAATCCTTTAATGGAATATTTTTGCCGTTATTTTTCATTAATTCCTCCATTTTCATAAAATTCATAGACTTTGGTATAGAACGGTCATCTAAGTCAGTAAAAGCATATACAGTTCCACATTTTGAAAAGCAATTATCACTAGACCCAATACTAGTCTTAATATTAACAGGATGTCGTGTAATATTATCATAATCCAATACTATAATATCACCAAACGATCTAGCTTTTTCATCGATAATATAATTTTTAAATTCTTCTGAATTCATTAAAGCGTTTTTAATAGTTCCTTCATCTTTTAAACTCCCTCCTCTTCCTTCGCCTTCAACTGCGTCAGAAATAACAATTTGATATTCTTTAAGAAATATTACAATATCTTGTAATATTTGTGGTGTAATTGTAGTATCAGTAGTATCCATTTCAAATAAAAAATATTAGACATTATAATAACAATTTATAATTTCAATTTTCCATTTTTAAATTTAAAATGTGGTAAATTTTCATTTGGTACTTGGTCACCTTTAAATATTTTTAATTTATATAACATATAAAACCCAAAATTAGGTTCAAAATAAATATTTTCATATCTTTCTGGATTAATAGTCCGAAAATATCTATGTGAGCTTAAATTGTTAAATATATTAAATTCGAATCGTAATCGTTCTATTAATCTGTTTTTGAAAAATGTGCGTTTAAGTTGTTCAATACATTTGGTATATAATATCTGGTTCCTGTCATCAAAACTCCATATTAGATTTACTAATACTTGTGGAATAATAGTTTTTTGTCCAAATTGTTGATACATTTTATTTGAATATGATAAATTATATATAAATTATCTAATCAATTTTATATATAATGAAAATACACCCTTTATGGTTTTTCTGCATACTAATACGTTTAATATTAGTTTATGTAATACAATATATAGAAATTATACCTCATTTAAATAAATATTTTGTGTGTTTATTGTTATTAATAGGAATAGGATTTTTATATAAAGGTTTTACAGGTTCAAATAATGAAGTTCAATTATCAAAGGTATTTTGGCATGAAACGCGTTATATTCATGGAGTAATATATATTTTAGCAAGTATATATTTATTTGATAATAACTATAGTGTAAGTTCTTTATTATTATTAAGTGATGTATTATTCTCCATAGTATATCGGTTTAATAATATAATTATGTAATAGTTATATATATGTCAAAACCAATACCTAGTGATTGTAACCTTTACAATAAAACAAAAAAGAATGTATATAAAAAATATCCAAAACATAGTGCTTATAGAAGTGGAATATTAGTAAAAACTTATAAAAAAAATTTTATTAAAAAACACGGAACAAGAAAAAACCCATATTCTGGAGTAAAACCTCAAAGAAAAGGATTACTTCGTTGGTTTAAAGAAGAATGGAAAAATCAAAGAGGAGATGTAGGTTATAAATATAAATCAGATGTATATCGTCCTACAAAACGTATAACAGTAAAGACTCCTATAACTTTTAAAGAATTGAATAATAAACAGTTGAAAAAGGCAAGACAAACAAAATATAGAAAAGGTAGAATATATAGATTTTAATGTATTAATGAATATGTCTGCAATATTTATTAATAAAGCAATCACTAATTTGTATAAATTCATCTCGCATATTATTAATAAGAGTAGTATTAATTTGGTTAGATTCTATTTTATCCATTAAATCAATAATCTGATTAAGATTAATAGTCATAGTATTAATATTTATAGCCATTGTAACAAATAAAACAGAATATGCCGCAACAATTGCAATTAAAAAACATATATTATAATTAATATGTTTTATACTTTTAAAGAAACGCTCATCGCTGGAATGTTTTTCTAATAAATTTTCATTCATATAGTATATTATAATATATCATTTATATTATCAATATTACTATTTATATTATCAACATTATTATTTTCAAAGGTAACATATCGTTGTCTTAATATATTTATATTATCATCAGTAGTATTATTAATATTTTTATGTATAGGTGTGCATAAATGATCTTCGTTAATAGTATTCATATCAACTTCAATATTTAAATCATATGACTTTGGTGTCGTAGGTTCAGGTTCAGGTTCAGGTTCAGGTTTATCTACAAATTTAGTATCTGGTTTAATTTTAATTTCACAATCTATTTCAGAAGTATTATCTGGTTCTGTATCAGAATCAGCATTAATATCTGAATTTGAATAAATAGATTCTAATTCAAATATAAACTTTTCATAATAATTATATAAATTTTTAAATAAACTTATCATTGAATAATAATATTATATATAAAATATTTATACTATTTATTAAATGTATATTAAATCATTAATACAAAAAATATGTAATAATAATATCATCAACAAAAATTTCACAACACTTTTAAGTTATGGTTCTAAAGAGAGAAAATTTTTAAAAAAACAATTGGGATATAATGGTCTAGTTCAAGATCATCATTGTATTCCAAAAGAATTTAAAAACCATAAATTAATAAGAATATTAAATTATGATATTAATAGTTCCGACAATTTATATATTATGCCAAATAATCTAGGTATAAAAAAATTAAATATTCATCCAAAAACATTAGTTCATGATGGCGGTCATTTAAAATACAATATATATGTAAAAAAACAATTAGATTGGATATATTATACAAATAATTATATGGATTGGTACGTGTATAATTTTTGGTTATTACGAGATCATTTAAAAAAAAATATGAGGTTTAATCAAGATAAACTACCTTGGAAATAAATAATGTTTGAATATATGATGTAGCATTATTATAAAATAAATATATTAATGTATTTATATATAAAACGTATAAATAGAAAAAGTATTATATAATTATACTAAATATGAATCGTTCTACCGCATTAAATACACAAAATAATTTATTAATGAGTAATTTGATGGAATTTTATAAAAAAGATAATAATTTAAATAATATGATGAGAATTATAAATGGAGAATCTGATATATCATTACGTATAGTAGATTGGTTTGTAACAAATTTTGCAAAAAAATACTATACAGTATATGAATTAAAATCAAATTTATCTGATACATATGAGCGTTTTAAAGTTTATAATGATTATAAATTAAAATTAAAAGCTTATTCTAAAAAAAGATTTGACCCATTTTGTAGATGGGAGCGAATATCAATACCATATAATGAAAATCAATTAATGGAAACAACTATCGGACAGTTAAATTTTTTTAAATGGGCAATAGAAAATAAAATAATAGATTATATAAAAAATCATCATGATATAATCGAAAATGATATGAATAAAAGAAATTTGACTACAAAAAAGCGTATATCATTAGATAATACACCCGAAATAGTTAATAATCATTCAAAAACAAGAAAACGTCGTGAAGAATTATCAGTATCAGCATGTAAAACAATAAAAAAAGAAAGTGTAAAGATAGTTGTAAAATTTAATTAAACAAAATTTTATTTTAATCAGTTGAACCAGATGAACTAGGAGATATGCTTACACTAGGTGTATTAGGTGGTGGAGGAATAACATTTGGAGCTAAAACATCAATTTTCATAAAATCAGGTGTAAATGTATTTATTTGATGATGAATATATTTATCAATTTCATTAATCCAAATATTACCAGGGTCATTAGTATCTTCTATATTATAACTAGCATCGCTATTTGTATTTAAATTTAAAATCGTGGTTGAGATTGTATTATTATTACAATCCCAATTTTCAAAATTAGATAACCATACATCATGATATTTTTTACATTTTAATAAATATTCTAATTCTATACCGGATTCTCCATTACGAGAACGTTTTTGTACTCTATTATAACAAATTTCTGCGTCAGAATTTATGTATATATGCCCTTTTATAGGAAATTCTTTTGAATGTTCGTCTGACATTAGACGATATATTTTATAATCCAGATTATTAATTAAATTATCATCATGTAACATTTTAGCAAATATTTCTTTATCTGAATTAACACATCGTTCGCTTATGATAACCTTACAATCAGGGTTTTCTCGTATAGTATCTCTAAGTAAAGAGATTCTAGTAGTTAATGCCATAACTTGAAATTGAAAAGCGTATTTAGAAGGATTTTTATAAAATTTTTGTAGTATAGTTTCTCCATCATCATCTTTAATTGTTTCCCAAATATCAACAGGTTCTTTCACAAAAATAATATCTTTTCTATCTTGAAACCGTTTATATAGTTCTTTAACTATAGTCGTTTTGCCAGCACCAATATTTCCTTCAATAGAAATAATAATAGGTGATAACATAATTTATATTATAGATAATAAAAATATTATTTTTAACATATTTACTAAAATAATATTTGTATTCAATTTTTTATAACAAAAAAAATATGATATACTTATATACAGTAATGGAAACAGAACCTGTAAAAGAAAGCGAAGTAATTGTAGCAACTGAAGAAGAAAAACCAGAATCTAAATGTTGTGGTTCTTTTTTCGAAACTATTAGTGATCAAGATTTTCAGCAAAAAACTGGCTCATACATAGCGTTTAGTTTAGAGCTTTACCGTGTTCTTATGGGAACAATGTTATTATTATTTGTCCCTCAAAAATGTGGTGACCATTTATGTGGAGTATCAGATGTTTTATCGAAGAATGATAATATATTTGTAGGTAATCTTTCTGTAAATTTTGTAACATTTGCTGCATTTTTCGCAATGTATATTGTTGAAATTAGAAGAGAGACTAAGATGATTTCTTATTTAGAAGTAAATAAAGAATTTGCTTCAGATAATGATGCTGTTGGTGAAGCATTAGAACTATTACCTGATAAAAAGAGAGATGTTATATTAAATTTAGATGGTTCTTATCAGATGTCTAGTTACATTGCCATGATATGTTTTATAGCAAATTCTATCTTTAGTGGTATAACTATTTATGATAATTTTTATGACAGTAAAACTACAACAGTTTTTGTAACAAACTTGTTATTTTTAGCAAGTAAGTTAGGAGATGTATATGGTTTAGCTAATACAGATAAGCATATCTTTTATTCTGCATATTTAAAAGATAAAGTACAATATAATTATGCTGATCCTGATAAAATTAAAAAGGTAGATAATGAAGAACCAAAGGTTGAAGTATTAGAAGAAAAACCAAAAGAAGAATTATAAAATATTAGGAGGTTTGAATTTTAAAATATCTAAAAATCTAGTTGTAGTCGGGAATTCGTCTGAACCATATATATCTTGTAGTAATAACCATTCAAATAATCCACCAGAATAAACATATATATTTGAAAATCCTAATCCATTTAATTGATTTGCTTTTTTTTCAACAGTATCATCATTACAATTTTTACCATATATTATAAAATTTGGTGTAAAGTCGTAATTATTTAATAATTCATTAATAGTGTTTTCTTCAGTTTCATAAGAAATAGTTTTATATATTAAACATTCTTGTTCTGTGTTAGGTAAAGTATTAATAATAAAAACTTTATTTGATTTATTTATAATATGTTGTATATCTTCAAATGAAATTTTATTATAAGTTTTTTTGAAAAACCCATTAAACATTAATTTATTATAATTAACCTAGTAATTTTTATATTTTTTCATAAAAAATTGATTATTATCAAGTATTATAGTTATATATAATAATTATAATACAATTTACTTAAATATGGATTTGACACAGCGTAAATTAACAAAATCAGAATGGGAGTCTATTGAACTTCCAGTATCTTCTCAAGAAAAAAAGATTTTACAGCTTATTGTTAATGGTTATAACAACGTAAATATTCATAATAATATAAATCAGTCATTGTTCTCGTTTGTAAAAATAGAACATAATGAATCTACAGAACTTTTATTGTTTCAAAAATATTTTGAAACTCCTTTACGCGAAGTAATAAAGAAGTATGGTAGTAAAACAGAATTAAATAATATAACATATCCAGGAAGTGGAGGTAAGTTAAAATCATTAAAAAGTATCGATAAAATGCGTATTCAAAATCTAGAATTGAAAATCAATGAAAATAAAGAATTTATATTTGAATATATTTTATTAGACTTAGCAAGTAATATGTTAAAGCATGTTTATAAAAGACGCCATAGATATGCGTTTTATTTATATACAATTTTACAATTAAAAAAAGCGACAATTACCAATTTAAATGTTCATTTTATGGGAATTATAGATAAAATAGTAGAATATGTTAATTCTTTTACAAAAACTAGTGAAATCATTACAAACGCTTATGATTTTATTGAAAAAAATTCATATCTCTTAAAATATGAAGATAAAACATTATTTTCACATCAAAAACAATTAAATTCTATATTTAATAATGATAGTAATAAACATATTCCAAAATTAATTTTATATACAGCACCTACTGGAACGGGAAAGACATTATCACCTATAGGTCTATCAAATGAATACAGAATAATATTTGTATGTGTAGCCCGTCATATTGGACTAGCACTTGCGAAATCCGCAATATCAGTAGAAAAAAAAGTGGCTTTTGCGTTTGGTTGTGAAACCTCATCTGATATAAGACTTCATTATTTTTCAGCTGTTGATTATACTAGGAACAAACGTTCTGGTGGAATAGGTAAGGTAGATAATAGTGTAGGAACAAATGTAGAAATTATGATATGCGATGTTCAGTCATATATTACTGCGATGCATTATATGTTATCATTCAATGAACCAACAAAAATAATTACATATTGGGATGAACCTACAATAACAATGGATTACAAAGAACATGAATTACATAGTATTATTCATTCTAATTGGATGAATAATAAAATACCAAATGTAGTTTTATCCTGTGCGACATTACCTACTGAAGATGAATTACAACCAGTATTTCATGATTTTAAAACTAAATTTGATGACGCAAATATACATACAATAACTAGTTATGATTGTCGTAAATCAATATCAATATTAAATAAGGAAGGATACTGCGTCTTACCACATTATCTATATAATGATTATTATAATATGTTAAAGTGCGCTAGATATTGCGAAACAAATAAAACTTTATTACGTTATTTTGACTTACGTGAAATTATACAATTTATTGAATACGTAAATAAACAAAATATAATTGATGATAAATATAAGATAGATAGTTATTTTACAGGAAATATTAGTAATATTACAATGAATAGTTTAAAAGAATACTATTTAGATTTGCTTTTACAACTTGATGAAGAACACTGGGACGAATTATATAAATTTTTACAGACAACAAAAAAAAGAAAATTTGAAAGAACCTCAAATACTATATTTAAATCAAATAGTTTGGATAGCAGTTCAAAATATGGTTCTAGTTTATTACGAACAACAAGTCTGTCAGATAATTATAATTCACAACAAAAAAATAAGAGTAATGGAATTTCTATTACTACTTCAGATGCATATACATTAACGGATGGTCCTACTATATTTTTAGCAGATGATGTAAATAAGATAGGTTCGTTTTATATTCAACAAACAAATATACAGCCAAAAGTATTTGAAAAAATATTATCAAGAATTACAAAAAATGCTGACTTAATTAAACGAATAGAATATCTGGAAGGTGAAATCTTATCAAAGGAAACAAAGAATAGTAATTATGATGAAACTAAGGTAATACGAGAAAGTGGTAGATTATGTAAAGAATCTATGGAATTAACTGTAGAAATAGATAAAATACGAAAAGATATAAAATTAGTTACTTTGGATTCAATATATGTTCCAAATACACGACCACATCAGAATATATGGTCACCTGATGGAGAAGTTCATGAAAATGCTTTTGTATCTAACATTGGTGAAAATAATACAAAAGATATTATGATGTTAAACATTGATAATCATTTAAAGGTGTTATTGCTATTAGGAATCGGTATGTTTATTGAAAATCCTAATATTCAGTATATGGAAATTATGAAAAAATTAGCCGATGAACAGAGATTATTTATGATTATAGCATCAACTGATTATATATATGGAACTAATTATCAATTCTGTCATGGATTTATAGGTAAAGATCTTACAAATATAACACCTCAAAAGACGCTACAAGCAATGGGGCGTATTGGTAGAAATAATATTCAACAAGATTATACTATTCGATTCCGAGATGATAATATGATATTAAAGCTATTCCAAAAATCAGATAATAATACAGAAGCAATAAATATGTGTAGTTTATTTTCCAGTTATTAATTTATGTAAATTATATAAATAAATTTTTTCTATTATTTTATTATACTAATGGAAAAAAAACAAAGTTCTGCTATAATAGATGCTAAGAAGGTAGATCTTTTAACTAAAATGAGAAGAGAATTGGTTAATCATAATTCACCTGCTGTTCGTAATCAATATTCTTCTTTAAATATGTATAAATGGGAACATGATAGAGATAAAATACAAACAAAATATAGAATATTAATAGAAAAGTTAGATAATAAAAAAGCATATCTGTGATTGATTTGTATGATAATAATACAAAAGATATGTAAAATTGCATGATTTATAAAGTAATTTAATTATAATATCATTCAAACAACAAATCAAATATGACAACTAGAGTCAAGCAAGTAAGACATTGCGGTGTATGCGGTGAGGTTGGACATAATCGTCGAACATGTCCAACAGTTACAGAGGTAGTAGAAGAAGTACAAATCCTAATTGATAATCAAAGAGATAATATGTATATTACTCCTGAACCTTCTGTAATATTAGAAAATAATGAAGATTTAAATTCACCAAGATCGGTAACTCAAATACGTAATGAAGTTGATAATACACCTTCTCCTATTCCTCCTCTTACTATTCCAACTATTCCTGAATTTAAATTAACTGTTCCAGAACATAAACGATTATTAGAAAGAATACTTTTATTAAATATGAAAAAAATAATGGAATTTGATTTAAAATCATTCGAGTATTACATAGATAATTATGTAATTTCAGGTTATAAGCATTATTTTAATAAGACAACTCAAAATAAAGCAGCAGATATACTAGACTTTACTGAAAAGATACATGAAATAATGGATGAACGACATAAATTAACAGAAAACATATTTTATACTGTTTTCAAGGATGATATTCTAAATATAGATTTATTATATCATGACGATTCGATTAATAACATAATAAATGAATGTATAAGTAGTTTTATTTTATCAAAAATAAACAAGTATATATCATCACAAGAGTATAACTTAAACTTTGAAAATAAAGTAAATCAATTAACAATTACTGAAAAACCGATTGAAACATCAACTTGTTTAATATGCATGGATGAGTTAGGAACAACTAATAAATGTATATTAAGATGTGGTCATCAATATTGCTCTGATTGCATATTTCGTCATTTTCAATCAGCTGGAGGGAATAATTGTCCAAGTTGTCGTTCAGAATATGCTGTTAGAGAATACGGATGGGTTCCACCATCAATATTATAACTGTAAAATATAAATAGTATTTTTTATTGAACTAATTTATAAAAAAAGTGATATAAAGAATAATAACTATAATAGTTTGGTGATGGGGAATGTGTATTTGTATAAATGTATATATTGTAAATATTATCCAAAATAATGCTCCTTTAGCTCAGAGGTAGAGCGCTACCCTTGTAAGGTAGTGGTCGCGAGTTCGATTCTCGCAGGGAGCTCATTGACAGTTTGTCCGAGTGGTTAAGGAGAATGACTAGAAATCATTTGGGATATTCCCGCGTAGGTTCGAGTCCTGCAACTGTCGTATGCCCCTTTAGCTCATCTGGTTAGAGCGTACGCTTAGTAAGCGTAAGGTGACGAGTTCGAGTCTCGTAGGGGGCTTTAACTCGCTATAGCTCAGTTGGTAGAGCAGTGGATTGTAGTTCCATGGGTCATGTGTTCGAATCACATTGGTGAGAACAGACCTAAATATGTCTTTAAACTGTTTAAGCACGGATGTCCGAGTGGTCTAAGGAGCCAGACTTAAGACCTGGTGCATAATGCGCGTGGGTTCGAACCCCACTCCGTGCAAATATATAATCTATCGCTCTTATAGTGTAGTGGTTATCACTCAGGACTTTGAATCCTGAAACCCGAGTTCAAGTCTCGGTAGGAGCTATTAGCAAGATGGCGCAGAGGCAGCGCGTTGGGCCCATAACCCAAAGGTCGGAGGATCGAAACCTTTTCTTGCTACATTTTCCCTTTTAGCTCAGTTGGTTAGAGCGTGCGGCTGTTAACCGCGAGGTCATAGGTTCGAACCCTATAGAGGGAGATACATATGGGACTGTAGCTCAAATGGTAGAGCGCACCGTTAGCATCGGTGAGGTACTGGGATCGATGCCCAGCTGTTCCAATTATATTTTATAATAGTTTTTTATGAAAATATTATAAAACTTATTTATATACAATGAATTCAAAATCAATTATATTATTTTTTATTTTATTAATATTAACATATTTATTATGGAAATTCTTAAAATCATATATTACAATTGAAGGTATGACAGCAAATAATGTTAATTTGGTTATTACATTAAAAAATGAAACACAAAAATCTTCAACTATTGATGATTTAATCAAATCTACAAAAAATGATGAAACTAATGATAATGATGAAACTAATGATAATGATGAAACTAATATTATTGGAAATGGAATTCCATCAAATTATGAATATCATATTACTTCAATTTATAATTTAGACCCATCTGATCTTCAATATAATATACCTGTAATTTCGGAAAATATACCTACAAATGTTAATTTATCAAAAATAATGACTAATAACTATTCAAGTATAACAAATTCCTTTATAATAATTTCACCAAAAACAAAAAATACTTTTCCTAGCAGATTTGAAATAAAAATAGAAAATAATATTTATGATAATAATTGTCAAATAGATTTATGGGGAAATTCACCAACAAACTATAATAAAAAAAGACCGGTTGGTAATTCAAATACAATAATTCATCCAGATAATTTAGATAGTTATTTTCAAAAACAAGAAGATATAGAGTTATTTACATATAATAAAAAAGTATTTAGTAGTTGTTTTAATGATTCAAATGAATCAGAAGATAGTTGTATAATTGGTGAACTAGATATTAAAAATCGTATATTAAATATAATAGAAACTGGTAGTGTATATGATAATAATGGTATAAAAATAGGTAATGTTTCTCAGAATAAAAGCACTCAAACCAATTCTATAGAAAACATAATTATTAATATAGAAAAGGCAGATAATATTACAGGGTTATTAATATACTTAGGTAATCCAATAAAAATGTAATTTTTATAATATTTTAATATATACAAAAATATTATAATGAATTTAACAACAAATACAATTATAATTTTATTAGTTATTATATTTTTACTCATACTTTTACTATTGTATTTATCAAGATATGAAGGATATGATAACTTAGATGAAGTATTACAGGGTGTAAAAAGTTGTGATGATCCAAAAACATGCCATAAAACAAATGAGGAAATTAATAAAGAAGCTGTAAATAATCCAGAAAAGTCTAAATTAACAACGTTACCTATAACTCCTTCACAAATAACAAGTGTAAATGTTCTATTAACTTTAACAAATAATACTTTAAAAGAGGTAACTACAACTATACCTAAAAAAGATGATATCGCACCTCCTATTAGGGCTATTCCAGGAGCATATACTCGTGTTAGTTTAATACGACCTGATTATAAACCTAAATTGAAAGAAAAAAAGGTATTAAGTAGTTCTGGAAGTCATGTTTATATGTTAGATGTTGACCCCAATAAAGAAGGCATTTTAAAACAACCTGAGTATAACATAACTACATTATCTATGGCTCATCCCGATTCTTTATTAAAATCAACATTTTTAGAAAATATACCAAAATATAATACATTATATGATATTTATAATAAAAAGAAGCAGTTAATTAGAAGTGTAATTCCTAGTTTATCAATAAATCATGATAATAAATATAATGCACCGGTGAATGCTTCTGGAATTAATTATACTATTAATTTAGATAAAGGAAAACATAATAATAATTTTATAATAATTTCACCAAAAACTAATTCTTATTTTCCTGATGATTTTGAAATTATAATAGAAAATAATACAACTAAATCTGGATTTCAAATAGAATTATGGGGAAATTCATTTTATAATAAAAATAAACCAAAACCAACTATAACAAATAAGTTAATAACTCCCAAAGAATTAATTGATTTCTATACAAATAAAGATTATACAAGATCTTTTAGAACTAATACAAAAACGTTTGATACTTGTAAAAGTGATTATTGTATGCTTGGAAGTATGGAATTAGGAAAACGAATAATAAATATATTAGAAACAGGAAATATAGTAGATGAAAGTAACATAGTAATAGGAAATACAACAAAGACTCTTTTTACCGAAGAGAACCCTATAGAAAAATTTAATATAAAAATAGAAAAAGCTAATAATATAAATAGTATTATTCTTTATACAGCTTATCCTGTTACTTCATAAATTTATAAATAATTTTATATTTATTTATAAATTATAATGCTTTACGATGGTCTTGAACATAAGGATTGGAATGTAAAGATGTTAAAAATTCAGGATTACTTCTATCAGCTTGAATATTAGAGTATAACCCTTTATCATTTCCGGATAATCTACCCATAGTAGATGCGTCAGGTGTTTTGTAAGGCATTGTACCAGTAACTTCACGATTATTTTTTAACATATCATCTCTAGAAACTTGACGAACATTAGTTTCATGATTCATCAAAGCCATATTACCCTTTACCATATATCCTTGAATAGTGCTAGATTTAATATCATTGTTACGTTGATTATATCCAGCAGCATAAGAAGTTTGTTCTTTAGTTCCAGAACCGGCACTTGCTACACCAGCATAATAAAAATCACCTGTTTCATTACGTGCTGTTTGTGCTACTTGATGGTCAGTTACCTGATAAGCACCACCATTTTGATTGGAATTAATATTTAAATGATTCTTAGAATTTTCAGTAGTTTCACGAATAGTTGTAGATAATTTGTCCTCTGGATTAAAAATATATGATTGAGGAACATTTGTTCCAGGATTTTGATAAGGGCGTAAGGTTCCAACTACATTTTCCTTTCTTGATGGGCGTAATATATCAATAAGAGGAGCTACAGCAGCACCTATACTACCACTAACTAAACCGAAATAACTATCTTGTTTATTTACAGTTCTGTTATTAGGGTATGCTTTTTTAGATTTAATACCAAAATCAGATTCTGTTGGTAAATTACGTCCTTCAGCATTAGCTACACCTAATTGAAGAGGTCCTAATTGTTGATTAGTTGATTCCATGTATTCACCTGGAATATACGTACCATCATTTTGATGGCCAGCAGCACCTGTATATGATACAGATGTTTCTGGTCTAGATACATGGCGAGCGACTGGCACAGCGCGCATTGTTTGTCCTTTTTCAGCACCACCTGTTACAAATAATCTACCAATGTCTCGTTCATTGTTATTAGAAAACCCTTCAACATTTCTTTGATCAAATTCGAAAGCACGTTCTGGACGGTGTTTTTCCATAATACCCATATGTTCTGACGTACCTATATTTTTGATATGACTATCAGCTGGGCCTTCATGACCATATAGCATATGCCCAGATGATTTAGGGTTATTATCAACACGTAATTCGTCTGCGGTTTTAGGCTTCCATAAATCACGCTGTTCCATTCCAGAATTAAAACCTCCAGAACCTTCTGTAGTATATCCTAAACCTAATCCAGGAGCAACAGATTCTTGCTTAAATGGATTAACATTCGCCATTTTATTACTAGCATTAATTCTAGATTTAATAAAATCACTTTGGTTAGGCATACCATGAGCCCATTGTAAATTTTCACCAGGAGCAAATAAAGGTGATTGTTCTTGTTTTTTAGTACTTTGAGAACCAGCACCTACAGCATTATCTAAGATACTTTCATTTGCCGATTCATGAATACTACTAGTTTTTAGATTACCTCCAAAAAATGGGACCATATTATTATGATGGAAATAATCACCACCAACCTTCTCACCTGTTAGTGATAAATATTCAGGCTCCTTACTTAAATCAGATTGTGATGGTTGTTGTTGAGTAAAATATTTATCAGTATATACACCACCTCCGTTATCATATCTATTATTATGAGATAACTCAGATGTTTGTTGTGGTTCAACTGACTCGATTTGATTTTCTACTGAGTAATTAGAGTCTGGAGTATTTGTATTTGGTAACTTTGAATGATTCGAAAAATCTTCTTTCTTCTTATTTTGATTTTTCATTACATATAATCCAGATAAGGCAACAAGAGGGATTGCAAGTTCCATATTTATATTATATGAATATATATTTCATATAATATAATCCGTATTCATAAATTTAATATCTAGTTCCTGGACAACTTTCTTCGTTTCCAGAAATACAAATAGAATTTCCTGTTAAATAAAAATTATTTTGATTTCCAGAAACAGAAGGCATTTTAGTTACATGATTATCTTTTTCTAAAATACGTGTTTGAATGTTTTCATGAAATCCTTTTTCTAAACCATTCAATGGATTTAATAATGGGGTTTCCCATCTTGGTTGTTCTAAATCTTTATACATCCAAGCCGGATGACTCGCGCGACTTTCTTGAACAAAAGGTTCTCTAGAGGTATAATTAATAACATTGCTATTAGCTGCGTGTTTTTTATAATTATTTAATTCAGGTAAGTCACGGTTTAATTTTCTTGTTAAACCATATAAATCACTTTCTAACGCAACTGTGTTATTTTGTAAGTTTGCACCCCAATTTTGTAATCTTAATTGGGGATCTTCAAAAAAAGGTAACTTGTCTCCTGGTCCAGGGGTATTTAACATATATTTACCTATAAAACTACTTTCATCTATTTGTTTTTTAATTCTATGTGGGTCATCATGAAATCTTGTAAAAGACATTATATTAGTTATTATATAACTGGAAAAAATATTTGGAATAAATAAATATAAAATCAAATAAATACCTATACTAATACAAAAAAATGCCTACAATTTGTCTAAATATGATTGTGAAAAATGAAGAACAAATTATTAAAAGATTATTAAACTCGGTACTACCTATTATAGATTCATATTGTATATGTGATACTGGTAGCACAGATAATACCATAAGTATTATTCAGGATTTTTTTAAAGATAAAAATGTTAATGGCAAGATAATAGAGAAACCTTTTAAAGATTTTGGATTTAATAGAAATTTTGCCTTGAATGAATGTAAAAGTATGGAAAATGTTGATTACGTATTATTATTAGATGCGGATATGATTTTAAAATTTAATAAATCTCTAGATATACAAAATTTCAAAAATTCTATGAATAAAGATGCTTATTATATTTTACAAGGCACTCAAAAGATGCATTATAAAAATATTCGTATTATTAGAAATAATTTGGATTTTTCATACTGGGGAGTTACACATGAATATATTAATTTACCTAAAGATGTTATACCTTATAATATTTCTACTTCTACACTTTTTATAAATGATATTGGTGATGGTGGCGCAAAAAAAGATAAATTTATACGCGACATTAAATTATTAAAAAATGGATTAATTGAACATCCGAATAATGATAGATATACATTTTATTTGGCAAATAGTTATAAAGATTCCGGTATGTATGAAGAAGCTATTAATACTTATTTGGATCGTATTAAATTAGGAGGTTGGACACAAGAAGTTTGGTATTCATATTATCAAATTGGAAATTGTTATAAATCTTTAGATATTATGTCTTCTGCTATTTTTTATTGGTTAGAAGCATACAGTTATCTTCCTGAACGTATAGAAAATTTATATGAAATCATATATTATTATCGTATAAATCAAAAATACAAATTAGCCGATTGTTTTTATAACTTAGCTTCAATAAGCAGTAAATCTATTAATCCAGATAATCAACTGTTTTTCCAAAGAGATATTTATGATTATAAATTAGATTATGAATTTTCTATTATTGGTTTTTACAGTAACACTGAAAAAATTGATATGTTAAAACTAATTGTAAGTGTTTTAAATTATAATTATTTGGAAAGTGATATCACACAGAATATTTTTTCTAATTATAAGTTTTATGTAAATAAATTAATAGATATTGCTTTACCACATAGCACAAATTTACAATTATTAAATAATAATATAGGAACTATAAATATTAATACTAATGGATTTTATAATTCTACACCCTCTATTTGTTATGGTAATAATAAAATATTCATAAATACTCGTTTTGTTAATTATTATATTAAAAATGATGGTAGTTATAAATGTGGTCCTACTATTGAAACTAAAAATGTAATAACTATTTTTAATATAGACGATAGTGAATGGGAAAAAGAAGATGAATTTGAATTAAAATATGATAGAAAGTATAATTGTAGGTATGTTGGATTAGAAGATATTAGATTAATAACTCATAATAAACTATTATTATTCAATTCAAATAGAGGTATTGATGATAATAAAATAGCGATTGAGTCTGGTTATATTGACATAAAAGGACGACAAACAAATTCATCTGTTATTACTTATCATTGTTCTCAACCAGTTGAGAAGAATTGGGTGTTATTTGTTAATAATAACAATTCTATTAAGGTCATATATAAATGGTATCCATTAACTATTGGTGATTATACATCGAGAGAACATGATAAGGATAATGTTATATTTGAACCTACTGATATTTTTAAAATGCCATTATTATTTAAAAATGTAAGAGGTTCTACAAACGGTATTATTATAGGTAATGAAGTATGGTTTATTACACATATTGTAAGTCATGAGAAAATGAGATACTATTATCATATGTTTATTATTTTAGATCATAAAACTTATCAATTGAAAAAATATAGCATCCCTTTTACATTTGAAAAAAATAGAATAGAATATACACTAGGATTTGTATATAATAAATTAACAAATACATTTATTATAGGATACAGCACTAATGACAATACAACAAAATATATAGAACTTGACAAAACAAAAATGGAAGAAAAATATTTTATATAATAAAATAAAAATGATTCATTTACACCATTTGGCAATTAAAATATGACAATGACTTAGAAAATAACTTATACGTATTTATAATGTATAACCTTTTTTTTATAGCTTTATTTTTTATTACTAATCCTTTACAAGTTTATAGTACTACTAGAATTAATTGTTGGTGCAAAAAAGGACCATCAACTTATCAAACTTTACTTGATAATGAATACTCTTCATCAAGTTACACTAATTGTTATTTTACAGGTAATAATCCTTCATCTAGTAGTTGTTATGATGCGAGTTGTCCTGGAGGTGATTGGGTTAAAAGTAATTCATATGTATATGATGAAATATTAATGCTTGCGATTGATGGTGATGATTGTATATCAAAATGCTTACAACTTAATAAACTTAACTATCGTTATAATATTGCGAGTATGATGGCTAATTGTGGTAATAGTGATGATTATACTGCTGGTGGTTGTAATACATTAACATGTCCTAATATTTGGGATGGAAATTGTGGTGTATTTAGCAAACCAACTGATAAATGGTGTGATTATGACCGTTCAGGAGGACCAGGGATTAATAATAATATATGCTGCGCTGATGATTTTAGTGAATGTTGTGAAAGTAATAATGTAGTAATCAGTTGTACTATTTCAGCAGTAGTAGTGTTTATAGCCTTTTGTTTCTGGTATTGTACAAGACGTCGAGATAATACGAATGATGAAATACCAAATTGTTTTTATAGATTTTGTTGTCCCACGTGTGCTGTGTTGGATTATCAAGGATGTGAAAGTAAAACTGATGTATGTATGGTATGTTGTGTTGGAAATTTATTCACGTTGTTTTGTTGGAAACCAAAACGAGTTTGTATTATTGATCAAGAAAATAATAATACTATTCAAGATACAAATGTTATTGAATTACAAAAGGTTAAAGAAAAACCGCAAATTGTGTAAAAATATAATAAAAAAATATTTATATGTCTTTTTATTATGTTTTGTTCTATTAAATCTTCAAATATGTATATTAATCAATATTATTTATATTTGCGGTTTTACAACATCCAAAGCTACGACGATGCCATTGTGTAATACCATATTCATTAATTCCGTTTAAATGTGTTTTTGTTCCATACCCCATATTTTTATCCAATCCATACTGTTCTGATAAAATTGGGTATTTCTCACATAAATCTATTATATAATCGTCTCGTGCGGTTTTTGCTAAAATACTGGCTGCCGCAATCGCCATATATTTTCCATCACCTTTTTCTACAGTTACATGTGGTATTTGACAATATTCAGATTTACTATCATCATAATAACAATATGGTTTAAAATAATTACCATCTATAATTGCCATATATTCAGAATCACTTGGTGTTGGTTCTACCATTGAATTTATTTTTAACATTGAATGTTTTATACAATCATGCATTCCATTCATTACAGATGCTAAAATATTTATATTATCTATTACATCATTTTCTATATATTCAATATGCCATGATAAAGCATGTTCTTTTATATATTCAGCAGTTTCACGTAATTTTTTTTTAGAACTAAATTTTTTACTGTCTTTAATATTTACACCTGAAAATAAATCAGGATTTTTAGGTAAAACTACACATGCAATATAAACTCGTCCAAACATACATCCGCGTCCAGCTTCATCTATTGATAATTCATACAAATTATCATTAGAGTTATAAAATCGTTCTAATAATGGAGTAATTCCTCGTTTTTTCCTTTCCATTTCAATTATAATATTATTATAATTTATTCATTAAATATTCAATTTTATAATCCTTATATAGTTTATATATAATGAAGGATTTTAAGTTAACACCACTTACTATAATTATAATCATATTGATTATTTTAGTCGTATCTATTTGTTATAAAAAATATTTTGGTATTGAAGGTCTTGAAAATATGTTTAATGATAAAGGACAATTTAGTGAATTTATTTTACCAGAATATTCACGTTCATCACCATTAACACAATTAACTGAAACTATTTTTTATGATAAACAGAATGGAAATATTGTTGAAGCTGTAGTTGAATGGACAAGTGCTGGCGATATGGCAAGAGAAGATGCGTCTGGTGCTGCTGATGCTGGTGGTGCTGCTGATGCTGCTGCTGATGCTGCTGATGCTGCTGCTGCTGCTGCAGCTGCCGCTGCTGCTGCTGCTGCTGCTGCTGCTGCTGCTGCTGCTGCTGC